GTACTTCTCAATGTTCTCATACCACGTACCATTCTCCCAAATGAATAGCGGGAAGTGGTCACCATACGATGTCACGACGTACCGATCACCACGCCACTCTCCGTATAGGTTGTTACCGTGAAACCGCTCACGTTTCTGCACGTACTCTCGCGCTGTTACATTAGTTATCCTTGGTGCCATCTCTCTTCTCCTGTAGTCTGGGATCTCCCCGTTGTTTAATTATGTTAGCCACGGTTACACCGCTCAAACCTACTATCCTGCCGATACGCTTGAAGCTGTACCCTCGGTTGAAATACCGATCAAAGATTGCTTCCTCTAATGCCGCACGCGTAGCGTACTTGCCGCTACTCAGGGGTCTACCCTTCCTCATCGGCTTGGTTGATTGGGGGTGTCGCTCCATTTAGATATCTCCTTTCGTCCTCTTGTGCAGCTATTTCATTTTCTAAAATGTCCCAATTAGATTCGTAGGCAGCATCCCAGTTATCCCAATACCCATTTGCTATATCTTCGTTTGCCATGATGACAGCCATGTGGTTAATGCAGGGTTCGTGATTAAACGGTAAACATAATTGTTCCATTACTACTGCCTCCTATAGTTGGTTTGGGGGTGCCGCTCCCCCATCATATAGATTGTCTCAGTCATACCTTTCCTCATAACTTGTTTATAGGTGTATACGTTGTTGGGGGGTCTGCATCTGCTATATGTCTGCATATATACCCTATACTGCGTAAGTCTTCGTATGCGTCTTCAGCCTCCTCCCCCGCAAGGAAGTGCCGTTCTTCAATGTCCTCCAACTCCTCTCCGATACGAACAAACTTACAGGCGTAGGGAAATTTACGTTCCTGCCAAAAGAGTTCCGCGAGTTCTTCTGCACGCTGTAAGGCTTGCACATCTTCAAAGTCTTCATACCATTTAACGTACTCGCTTTGGTATACCATCAACAAGGAACCGTCCTTCTCATAGCAATCCCAAGCCCGCAACAATACTTCATGGTCTATTACCCGCTGATCCATAGCGTATACAGCCAATACTTCTTTAGCGTGGTCTTTGTTAGGCCATGCCAACGCATAAAACACATCGCTCCGATACCCCATAAGTCACCTCCTCATAACTTGTTTTTGGCAATGTGCACAACCTTGCCGCAGTCGGGCTTGGCTCGTTCAAAGTCGTAGATGGCCCACAGTATGGGACATGTCCACGTACCCCAGTCGAACACGTACCCATCGGTAAACACAATCACAGCTTGCGGGTTGATCTTGTGCTCGGCCATGTACTCGGACACACAACTCACGTCGGTACCACCGCCACCCGCTGGCTTGGTGCTTTGCACTAGGGTATCGGTTTCGGTAAGGTTGTATGTCTCATCGGCACACACCTTGGTATCCCAATACAGTAGTCGGATGCGGTCGGGTCGCACGTTGTCACACACTGACTTGATCTCGGATAGGAACGTAGTCAACTCGCGCTGACCGATAGACGCTGACGTATCAACAGCAACCACCAACTCACCCACACTCTGACTGATACCGCTAGGCATATACACGCCAGTAGATATGAACTTACGATTGGGTCGAGACCATGTTGAAAAGTCGTTACCAGCACACGTTGTACTGATGAACTCACGCAACACATCACGCCAATCAATCTGCGGTTTGAGTAACGCCTCAAGGTCACGGGCACCACCACTGCCTAGCTTACCGGCAACGAGTACACCCTGACGTATTGCTTCCTCAACCTCACGCTCAAGGTCACCCTTCTCTTCCTCGCTCAACTGCTCGGCTTCCTCCCAACCATGATCGTCAAGACTGTTACCCACACCACGGCCATCATCACCCTCGGGTAGCGAGTCATAGATCTTGTGGAATACTTGGGCAGTATCCATGCTACGGTATTGCTCATCGAACAACCCAACCTTGGGCATTTTGATAAACCCCTCGCCATTGTCACCGTCAACCAACTGTACGTTGATAACATAGTCACACGCGGCATTGGCTACCTGTGCATGTTTGTCGTAGAGATGTTTCCACGTAGTCAAGTGCTGGTACATCTTGTGGTAACACTCGTGCAGTATCAGGAATCGCAACTCGGCATCGTTCAACCCATCGACAAACGCTCGGCCATACATCTCGTCACGCCCGTTGGTACACGCGGTTGGGACGGTATCATCTACCGTCCGGTCACCAATCATCAGCACGCTGGATAAACCCACGTACTTGTCATGCGCCATGATAGCCATGACAGCTTTTTGTAACCGCTGTTCGGCGGTCAACGTCTGGTTAAGTGCTAACATATTTCCTCCTCCCCTAGTTCTGATAACAACTTAGTGTGTGACGCATGAAGTACATTCAACTCGCATCTGAGTCGCTCGACCTCCAACCATAAGGCTTGGTCGCCGTGACGTAACCTGCTCCACCACCCCTGCGCTTTCGGCGTTGGTATTGGTTCGGCAGTAACGACAGGCTTGGGCTTAGTCTTAGGCTTGGGCTTAGTCTTAGGCTTAGTGTTAGGGACTTCCCTAACTGGTTCAGTCAAGACAGGCTCGGCAGTAACGATAGGTGTAAACAAGTCTCCCTGCGGTGTAATGCTACGCCTTCTTTTATCGTATAGGGCAGGTGCGATTTCCCCACGTTTACGCAGTCTGTATACATGCACATCGATTGCCTTGGGTGTACGCCCCATCAATGCGCCAATCTCCTCATAAGACTTACCCTCTTCGAGAAGCTGTATCAGGTACGCGTTCAGTTCCGCAGTCCACATAAATTTCTTCCCTATAGGGTCTATAGCTTCTGCGGCACGTAGTGTACTAACCCTACCTGCTACCCCACCCCTAGTACGCCCTAACTTCTTAGCCATATACTCATGACTCTTACCGTTTTGGTGGTACCACAGCAACTCTATGTCTTCTTCCCTAGTCCAAGGCTTGCTCTTGTTTTCTACTCTTGCCATCTTCCCTCCTCCTTACTTGTCTGCTGTAAACAGATAGTTGTTGTCCATCGCCCACTGCGTGAACTTCTTGTTCTGCATGACGATAGCTTGTTTGGCGTACTTCTTACCGCGTACACCGTTAGCGAACACACCCTGCGCTTCCTTGGATAGGCGCAACATGTAGGTCATCCACTGGTCAACCCAATCACGTTCGAGTGTTGATAACACCTTATACACAACCATCATCACAGCGCCCGCACTGGTCGGCACAAGTGCAGATTGAGGGTCTGACTTGATCGAGTCGATGGATGGTAACTGATCGGCTAGTCTGGCAAATGCCATAAGGTCACCTGCGGCTGACCCACCGATGGTGCCAATGAGTAAAGACGTTAATGTCTTGTCGTTGAACTGATCGCGGACTTTCATCCAATCACTGGCCGCTTCGAGCGAACGCGGAGTCACAAACGCCGTACGGGTAGACCGTGGATGGAATATGTAGTCGTTGTCCTCGGGATCTTGCACATCGCGGAAGTCGGCAAACGCTTTGTCGTTGTTGCGGCACCACCCCAGCACTGTCGGGTCAATGTCGTTGTTGACACCCCACTCGATCCATTGTTCCCATGTCGGCTTGGTAGACTCGATCACCGTCAAGCGATTGAGTGCATGTGCGGGTAACATGTCACCGACACCCTCAGCACCTAGGTTAGTTGTGGCAAACACAATACTGTCAGGATGCAGGGTATAGCTACCGATCTTACGTTCGAGCATCATGCGTAGCAGCGAGAGCTTGACCGCTGGATTCGCTTTACCGAACTCGTCAATCATTAGGATGATCGGCTTGTCATGGTGTGCACCCAACTCCTCGTTGGTCAGGTATCGCACGAACCCACTACCGTCATCCATGTGCATGATGTCAGGGATCGTCACGTCGCCCAGATCCTTAGTGGTCGTGTCGAAGTAACACGGGATGTGCTTGGGTTTCTCTACTGATAGCATGTTAAGTAGAGATGTCTTACCCGTACCCATGTGACCCTGCACAAGTATGGTACGCTGATGACCACCAGCAATGATTGCTTGGGCGATCTCGTCTAGGTTTACCGCATACAGATTGGCTGATGTTGCCATGTTATGTCCTCCTTCATTGGACTGGTTGTTGTGTTAGGGAAATCCCTAACAAGTTACTGCTAAACACACTACCGCTTATTCCTATGCACTCGGTTGTACTTGGCGTACGTCCGCGTATCAACGTGCTTGAAATAGTGCATCGTCTCGCTCGAATACATATACATATAGTGCCACTTTGCTTCCTCATCCATCCCGTTGCGGATGGCATCCTCGAACGCATCGCGTGGGTGCAACACCACACGCCCATGCTTGAACCACAACCGCTCTTCTGCTTCGCTGTATCTCATCTCAGTTCTCCTCCCCTAATGGTTTCGATGTATACACGGCATACTTCACTGCCCACTTAGCGAACAACTCGGACTTGAGCATCGTACTCTGCGTTTCTTTCGGTAACGCACGGAACGCTCTACCGAACTCACCATAGCCAGCAAAAAGACGGTCGCGCTCGTTTGATAACGCCCGTACTGGTGGGTGTGCCTTGATATACTCTTCAACTACTAATTCTTCAAAAATCATCTCACTCTCCCTATAGCTGTGTTTTACAAGTCAATGGTGGGTAGGTTACTGATAACGTCTGCTACCACCGCTTTGGTTTCGGCACGGAGGTGCTTGTCCTCACGTAACGCCTCGGGCGATAACGGCATCTTACCCAGACCACGGAACTGATCTTCAAGTTTGGTGCGTATCGCTTCCATCTGAGTGTCACCAGTCAGGTTGCACGCTTTGAGCATGTCAATCATGTCGAGCACACCGTCGAACGTGCTAGTGGCTAGTCGTTTTTGTTTTGGCTTACCGTCCTTACGCTTATCCGTACTGTCATCGTCGAGACTATGGTGCAGTCGCTCAAGGTAGGTGCGAGTACGGTTGAACACGTCCTCCATTGCTTTGGTGATCTGCAATTCGTAATGTTCCTGATATTGTGTTTTCAGGATAGCAGCTTGCTCGTTGCCCATGTCAACCCGAAAGTCACCAGCCTCGGGTACAGGTGAATAGGTCACAGCAAACCGGAACTTTTTGTCCAGATCATGCACTGACATATAGTCGGCATCGTTGAACAACGTGCCTAACTTAGCGCGAGACTGGATAATCTCCCAGTCGTAAACATCTATGAACGCTTGCACCAATCGGTCGAACTCTTGCTCGAAAGCAGACATTTGGTTTTGGTAATCGAAGAACATCGCAGTCGGTATCAAACGCTGCCCCAGATCTGACCACGGCATGGTCAGTGCATAGTGCTGGTTGCGTACGTTACCCACGAACTTCTGGATAGCATCTAACTCGGCACAGTCACCAAGTAATTTCTTACTGACATTTGCTGTACCCGATGCCGCGTTGTTTTGCATGGTGATCTGCGCTGATGCGCTTTTGTCTTTCTTGCGTCCTGTCCAGACTGACGCGTTGAACTCGACGATCATGGCACTCGATTGTATTGATGGTGCCGATACCTCGGGCGTTACTGTTAAGATGTTCTGTGTATTCATTATCATATCCTCATAAGTTGTTAGTGTTAGGGATCTCCCTAACAAGTTTTGGTGAAACATGAGAAAGGAACCCCAATCTCATTAAACTATTATACCCTAAATGGAACGTAATGTCAAGTGATGTCGTATGATGGCGTAATGTGGAAACCGCTGTAATGTCTCGTAATGTCTCGGAATGTTCTGTTGAGGGTGGTTGCAAGTTACTGAAAATAAACAAATGTTCCGATTGTTCCTGTTTTCATGGAATTACTACCTATTTCCCTTGGGGGAAGGGAAGGCAGGGTAAAGACGAACAAAACCTTCCCTTAATTTACCTTTGGGTAGTAATTCTATAGAGTAGCGAACAATACAATATATATATATATATATAGGGAATACATTCAACTAAACATACAATACTTTCCTTTATATTCCATCGCCATCCACTATTCAAATGTTCGTTTCACTACCGAACATTGTAGGAACATTATGGAACATTATGGAACATTACAAGCGACCCTGCCGAACAATGTTAGGGATCTCCCTAACACGCTAACGTGCCCTTCCCACAGTGCCGCGCACCGCTACGCTAGGAACTGGTATCATCGCAGTAACACGTTTGACGCAACGCTACTCTAGGAACTGGTATCAATCCCGCCGAAGCGGGATTAGGGTTTGGCCCCCGAAGGGGCCGTGGGTTTAGCCTTCGATGATGGCTCGGAGATCTTCATCTGACCCGATGAGCGACATGGTATGAGCAACCGATTTGATAAGCTGCGCTGGATCATACTCGGGTGTCTCATCCTTCCGCGCTGTATTGGCGATAGTCTTGAGAGCCGCGATGATTTTCTCGGCGCTGGTCTTGGCCTCTTTTTGCTCTGGCTCGATCTCACCTGCCGCTAGGGCGCGAGTCTTGAGCTGGCCTTTGAGATCCTTGAGCCGCGAGCTGATCTGTTGGGTGACGTATCGCTTGCGTGCCTTGTCCTCATCTGACAGCGCCTTGACATCCACTAGGAATAACGCGGTATCGCTTTGAGAAAACCCCGCCAGAATCGCCGCCTTGGTTTTGGCGAAGCCGTCCTCAGTCGCGGTGCTCTCGGCGCTGTCCTTACCAGCGGGTGAGATGCAATCGGTATACCGCATGCCTGCCGCGAATAGCGCATCTATATGCTCGCCGCGCTTCTTTTCGCCCTCGGTTGTTGCTGCTGAATAGGCCTGTACTGATTTGAGTAGTTTTGTGTTCATAGTTTTATAGCTCCAGTGTTTAGCGGCTCGCGGAATTGCTTGCCTGCTGGTAACGTATTATCCACATCTGGCCGATAATGTCAACAAATGGCCGATAATGGTAGATTGTGGAATGTTAGGGACATCCCTAACAATGGATCTAGCCGCGACCCTACCTACCCCCGACCCCCCTTTGCTGCTATGGGACTCCACACATCTCTTAGTATTACTAATTCACTCAAATAACGACGTGTTTTTATGTTTGGTACCCCCCTAACATGTTCCTGCTAGACCCCTACCCCCCTTACATAGGAAACACCCCCGGTAGGAGTCCCAACTTAATGTTGCAAAAAATTATTTTTCATGTACATTTGCGGTAACGGTTAACAACCTGCGTACATTTATGACCATAGTGCTCAATTCAGAAGTGGGCGTACCCTTATCTGTAGACATGACGTATTCAGATCTGCGCCAACGTGCCGAAGCTGCATGCAATACCGCGTTACTACTTGCGGATAACGGGTTAGATATAACGCCCAACAACGAAGACCGCGATGTAGCAGCGGGTATAGCCGTAGAATACGCTGAAAACCCGGTAAAAACGTCGAAGAAAGTGTCTAATGCTCGCGTAGCCAAGATGACCCCTGCGTCATTGATCTTGACAAACAACATCCTGCAAGAGTTTGGGCAATCTGTTGCCGAAAGTGCCACCCAGATACGACACCTAGTTACCAACAAGCTCCTACTTGAGTCAGAGAACCCAGACCCACGGGTAAGAATCCGTGCATTGGAGTTGTTAGGCAAAATATCTGACGTTAGTTTGTTTGCAGAGAAGTCTGAAGTGACAATAACGCACCAATCTACCGACGATTTGCGGGCAAAACTGCGCCAAAAGCTAGAAAAATTAGTAAATCCACCCGAAGAACTGGATGCACCCGTAGTTTTGGATGGGGAAGTCATCGATGTGGACGAGGTGTTAGGGTTTAAGTCAGAAAAAACGGTAGAAGACGCGGAGTACGACGATGAGTGAGGTTGCACTAGACTTCACTGAAGAAGAAATCCAAGTCATGTTGGATAATCTTGACGAATACACCCCTGATGAGGTGGTGGAGATAGATAAACTTGTTGATGAGTTAGACGCTCGTAAGAGAAACAAGTTAGCGTACGACGATCTAATAGAGTTTTGTAAGGCGATGCAGCCTGACTACATTGTAGGAAAGCATCATCGCATTCTCGCAGATATGCTCATGGCGATTGAGCAAGGGGATAAAGACCGTATCTGCGTAAATATTCCGCCCCGCCACGGAAAATCACAATTAGTGTCCATATTCTTCCCGGCGTGGTTCTTGGGGCGGAACCCCAATAAAAAGGTCATGATGGTGTCACATACCACCGATCTGGCCGTCGATTTTGGCCGAAAAGTCCGTAACTTGATTGCGATAGAAGCGTACAAAGCCATATTCCCTACGGTTAACTTAGCCGCAGATTCTAAGTCTGCTGGACGATGGAACACCAGTGTAGGGGGAGAGTACTATGCCTGTGGTGTCGGCTCTGCGTTGGCTGGACGAGGTGCTGACCTGCTTCTAGTGGATGATCCGCACTCTGAGCAGGATGTGATTAACGGTAACTTCTCGGTGTTTGAGAAAGCCTACGAGTGGTATACGTTCGGTGCACGGACACGTTTGATGCCGGGGGGACGGGTGGCGATCATTCAAACCCGATGGCACATGGATGACCTGACAGGACGTGTAGTTAGGGATATGGCCCAGAATGAGCGGGCTGATGAGTTCGAGGTGATTGAGTTCCCCGCCATATTGGACACGACGGACAAACAAACGGGTGCTTCAGTACAGAAACCATTATGGCCTGAGTTCTTTGATCTAGAGGCACTGCTGCGAACTAAAGCGTCAATGCCAGTGTTCCAGTGGAATGCTCAGTATCAGCAGGAACCGACAGCGGAAGAGGCTGCGCTTATTAAGCGGGAGTGGTGGCAGCATTGGGAACAAGAAGACCCACCCAACTGTGAATATATTATCATGTCGCTTGATGCTGCGGCAGAGAAGCATAACCGTGCTGACTTTACGGCATTAACGACGTGGGGTGTTTTCTTTAACGAAAATGAAGATGCCTACCACATCATATTACTTAACAGCATTAAAAAGCGATTAGAGTTCCCCGAGCTTAAAGAGTTGGCGATGGAAGAGTATGCAGACTGGGAACCAGACTCGTTTATTGTAGAGAAAAAAAGTTCTGGCGTAGCGTTGTATCAGGAGATGCGACGTATGGGATTACCAGTACAAGAATATACGCCACACAGAGGGTCTGGTGATAAACTAGCGCGTTTAAATTCTGTTGCTGATATTGTAGCATCAGGTCTTGTATGGATACCTACAACACGATGGGCGGAAGAAGTAGTTGAAGAGATTGCTGGATTTCCGTTTATGAGCCATGATGACTTGGTGGATTCGACTGTTATGGCATTGATGCGTTTTAGACAAGGTGGATTCATACGCTTACCAACTGACGAACCTGACGAGATTCGTTACTTCAAACAACGACGCGGCGGGTACTACTAAGAGTATAAATTATGGCTATTGAAAAAGGGTTATATGCAGCACCAGAAGGTATGGACGACCTGCTTGAAGGTGAGATGATGGATGATGATCTTGAAGGCGGTGCACTAGAGATAGAGATTGTTGACCCAGAACGTGTGACGTTATCTGACGGTAGTATGGAGATCACATTAATCCCCGATGCAGATGAAGCAGATTTAATGTCGTTCGATGCTAACCTTGCAGAAGCCTTAGACGATAGCGAGTTACAAGAACTTGCACAGGATTTAATTGGGCTTATCGATGCTGATACCGATAGCCGAAAAGATTGGGCTGATACGTTTGTCAAAGGACTAGACGTATTAGGGTTCAAGTACGAAGAGCGTACAGATCCGTGGGACGGTGCCTGCGGGGTTTACTCTACTGTACTGGCCGAAGCCGCTATACGTTTCCAAGCGGAAACAATGAGTGAGACTTTCCCAGCCGCTGGCCCTGTTCGTGTAAAGATATTAGGCGAAGAGACACCAGACAAAGCCGAAGCCGCTGATAGGGTAAAAGCGGATATGAACTATGAGCTGACCGAGCGTATGGTGGAGTATCGGCCAGAGCACGAACGCCTGCTATATAGCCTAGGATTGGCTGGTTCGGCATTTAAGAAAGTGTATTACGATCCGAGTTTAGGGCGTCAGGTAGCCATATACATCCCTGCGGAAGACGTGATTGTACCTTACGGTGCGTCCCATATTGAGACTGCTGAACGTGTTACGCACGTCATGCGGAAGACCAAGAACGAGTTGAAGAAGCTACAAGCGATGGGGTTCTACCGTGAGGTAGACCTCGGTGATCCACAGCCGTTCCATACAGATATTGAGAAGCGAAAGGCTGAAGAAGGTGGGTACTCTATCACCGACGATGACCGGTACGCTGTGTACGAGGTGCATGCAGATCTTGTTATTGATGGGATTGACGAGGATGAGGAAGAGATTGCAAAGCCCTATGTTGTTACCATTGAACGAGGTACGGGTAACGTCCTAGCGATACGTCGTAACTGGAGTGAAGAAGATCCGCTGATGTTGAAGCGTCAGCACTTTGTGCATTATGTATATGTGCCGGGGTTTGGGTTTTACGGTCTTGGTTTGATCCACATTATCGGTGGGTACGCCCGTGCGGGTACTTCACTGATCCGTCAGTTAGTTGATGCTGGTACGCTGTCTAACTTACCCGGAGGGTTGAAATCCCGTGGTCTGAGGATCAAAGGTGATGACTCGCCCATTGAGCCGGGTGAATGGAAAGACGTGGATGTACCGTCTGGAAGCATTCGTGACAATATCATGCCGCTTCCGTACAAGGAGCCAAGCCAAACTCTATTAGCCCTGTTGAACCAGATTACCACTGAAGGCCGTCGGTTAGGTGCGATCAGTGATATGAACATATCTGACATGTCGGCTAACGCTCCGGTAGGAACGACGCTGGCGTTGTTAGAACGTACGCTTAAGCCTATGGCTGCGGTACAGGCCCGTGTTCACTACGCGATGAAGCAAGAGTTCAAGATGCTCAAAGCGTTGATGGCAGAGTATGCGCCCACTGAGTACGACTATATCCCCATGCGGGGTGAGGTCAGTGCGAGGGTAGCGGACTACATGATGGTGGATGTGATCCCTGTCAGTGATCCTAACTCGTCAACGATGGCCCAGCGGGTTGTACAGTACCAAGCGGTATTACAGATGGCGCAGAGCGCCCCGCAAATCTACGACCTACCACAGCTACACAGGCAGATGATCGAGGTATTAGGAGTTAAAAATGCAGATAAACTTGTCCCGACTCAGGACGACCTTAAACCGACTGATCCGGTTAGTGAGAATATGGATGCACTCGTTGGCAAACCGGTTAAAGCGTTTATATACCAAGACCACCAAGCGCACATAGCGACTCACCAGTCGTTTATGCAAGACCCTATGGTAGCCCAAATGATAGGTCAAAATCCGCAGGGGCAGGCTATTATGGCCGCTCTGCAAGCGCACTTAGCGCAACACCTAGGGTTCCAGTATCGGACGCAAATAGAAGAACAACTGGGTGCAGCGTTACCACCACCCAACGAAGAGTTGCCTGAAGAGATCGAAGTAACCCTTGCACAGCTTATGGCGAAGGCAGGTACACAACTCAGTCAGGCAAACCAACAGAAACAGGCACAAGCACAGGCTCAACAACAAGCGCAAGATCCCATATTCCAGCTACAGCAACGCGAAGTGGCGATCAAAGAACAAGAAGTACAGCGTAAGGCCCAGAAAGATGCCGCAGAAATCCAGCTTCGTATGGCTGAACAAGAGCGCATAGCGCAAAAAGATGCACTTGATTCTGCTATTGACACTAAGAAGTTAGGGTTAGATGAGAAAGAACTAGAACTGGAAGCTCAAAAAGAAGGGTTGAAGCTCGCTAAATCGACTACTGAATCGCAAGATAAACTTAGTCTAGATTTGCTTCGGCTTATCGAACAACAAAATAAGGGTCAATAATGGCTAAAACCGTCTTAGACGTGCTTAAAGATAAATTCGAGGAAGATAAATCCTCTGCACTACAGTTTCTTGGTAATGGGGGAGCAAAAGACTTTGCCCAATACAAGGAGGTTACAGGTATGGTTCGGGGTCTCGAAACCTGTATCGGATACGTAGAAGACCTCTCGCGCAATATGGAAGAATACGATGAGTGAAGCAATAAAAACGTTAGCCCCTGAAGACATGCTAACGCAAGAAGAGATAGAGGCGCAGCTACCTAAACCCGTAGGTTATAGGGTGTTGGTCGCGTTACCACAAGTTGAAGAGACGTTCGGGGATACCGGACTGCTTAAATCTTCAAACACAATAAGCCAAGAACACATTATGTCGATAATCGGTTTGGTGTTGGATATGGGCGAGCAAGCCTATTCTGACGAGGATCGGTTCCCGACAGGCCCGTGGTGTAAGCCGGGGGATTATGTGATGTTCCGTATGAATACGGGCACTCGGTTTAAAGTTGGTGGGGTTGAATATCGTTTAATGAATGATGATTCTATCGAGGCTATTGTGGCCGACCCCCGTGGTATCACACGCGCATAGGAGGTAACCATGCCATTTCAAAAAGTAGAATTTAGTTTCCCCCACGAAGACGAAGAAACTAGCACGGACATCGAAATTGAAGATTCAAGTGCTACCGAAATCGATTTGTCGGGTAAACCACAAACTGAACCTGAACCCGTAGTTGAGGAAGCGGTAGAAGATGATCTCGAAGTCGAAATTGTTGATGACACACCAAAAGCTGACCGAAACCGTAAGCCTGCTGAACCACCAGCGGAAGTTACTGACGAGGAGCTTGCAGAGTACTCTGATAAAGTACAAAACCGAATCCGTCATTTTAGTAAAGGTTATCATGATGAACGTAGGGCTAAAGAAGCAGCGTTACGTGAACGTCAAGAGCTGGAACGATTGGCTCAACAACTGGTTGAAGAAAACAAAAAACTTAAAGGTACTGTTAGTCAGAATCAGGAAGCTTTATTAGAACAAGCTAAACGTACCGCTGCTGGTGAGATGATTCTTGCTAAACGTGCTTACAAACAGGCGTATGAAGCAGGTGATGCTGATAAGTTGGTAGAAGCACAAGAGAAACTAACTAACGCTAAAATAAAGGCTGACCGTTTAGATAACTTACGTGCCGAACCTTTACAACCAGTGGAAACTGAGGTACAAACACAACGAATAGAAGAACAATCCGCCCCAGCACCTATTGTTGATGACCGGGCTAACGATTGGGCAGCGTCCAATACGTGGTTCGGACAAGACGACGAAATGACAAGTTTTGCGCTGGGGTTGCATAATAAACTTGTCAAAGAGGGTGTTAACCCTCAAACTGAAGAATACTACGAGAAAATTGATTCTCGTATGCGACAAGTATTCCCCGATAATTTCGAGGATGTTGGTGAAATAGAGGCCGAAAAGCCTAAGCGAAAAGCAAATGTGGTTGCACCCGCAACGCGGAGCACAGCCCCTAAGAAAATTAGGTTAACGCAAACACAAGTTGCCGTCGCTAAACGGTTAGGTCTTACACCAGAACAATACGCCAAACAGGTTGCTATAGACATGAGGAAACAATAATGGCTCAAAATAGACTAGATAGAGAGCAAACTACCCGCGAAAAGACTACTCGTAGACAGGCATGGAAGAGGCCAGAAGTTTTACCTTCACCTACCCCTGAAGACGGGTACGAGTTTAAATGGGTACGTGTAAGCACTCAAGGGCAAGTTGATGCCACTAACGTTTCTTCTAAGCTCCGTGAAGGTTGGGAGCCTGTCAGAGCAGAAGATCACCCAGAAATTACAATGGTCACCGTGGAAAACGAGCGATTCAAAGATAACGTTGTAATTGGTGGTTTGATGTTATGTAAAGCTCCTTCAGAATTATCGCAGGAACGAAACGCGCATTATGAACAACAAAATGATGCTCAGATTCATTCAGTGGATAATAACCTCATGCGAGAGAACGACCCGCGTATGCCGCTATTTAACGAGCGGAAGACAAAGGTTACTTTTGGTAAAGGAACATAAACTTTAATTTGAGGAGTCTCTAATGGCTTATCCAACTGTATCAGCCCCTTACGGGCTGAAGCCGGTCAACTTGGTCGGTGGAAGGGTATTTGCTGGTGCTACTCGACTGTTCCCCATTGCTTCTGGCTATGCAGCAAACATCTTCAACGGTGATGTTGTAAAGCTAATCAATGACGGTACTATCGAAAAAGACACTGGTACTGCTACGGCCACCCCCGTTGGCGTTTTCGTTGGCTGTTCTTACACAAGCCCTGCGCTTGGGTATCAATTGTTCAGTCAGTACTATCCCACTGGCACCGTTGCTAGTGATATCGTTGCCTACGTTGTAGACGATCCCGACGCGTTGTTCAAGGTCGCAGTAACCGCTGCTGGCACTGCAAACATCGCTTCAGTAGGTCGAACTGCTGTAGGTAATAACTCTGTGCTCATCCAGACCGCTGGAAGTACTGCTACTGGGGATTCTAAAATCTCTATCAGCTCTACTACAGCTACCACTGCTACGCAGCCTATCCGAATCATTGACGTTGTGCCCGAAACGGCTACTGGCGCTGATGCCTTCGTAGAGGTTATCGTGAAGTGGAACTGGGGTATGCACCAGTATCAAAACGCAACTGGCGTATAAGGAGTAGTATAACATGGCAATTTCACGCGCCCAATTACTGAAAGAACTCCTCCCCGGTCTGAACGCTCTATTTGGTTTAGAGTATGCGAAGTACGGTGAAGAGACGAAGGAGATTTTTGAAACAGAATCTTCTGATCGCTCTTTTGAGGAAGAAACTAAACTGTCCGGCTTCTCTGCCGCACCCGTCAAAAACGAAGGTTCTGCCATCGAATATGACAATGCACAGGAAGCATGGAGTGCACGCTACACGCACGAGACGATTGCGATGGGCTTCAGTATTACTGAAGAAGCTATCGAAGATAACTTGTATGACTCACTGTCTGCTCGTTATACCAAGGCTCTCGCCCGTGCTATGGCATACACCAAGCAAGTTAAAGGTGCTACCATCTTGAACAACGCTTTTGCTGCTGGAACCACTTACGGTGACGGCCAAACGCTTTGCTCAACGGCACACCCACTTGTATCTGGTGGCACTAACTCAAACCGTCCCGCTGTAGCGGCTGATCTTAACGAAACTTCTTTGGAAGCGGCTGTTATTCAGATTGCTGGTTGGACTGATGAGCGAAGCCTGTTGATCGCTGCGAAGCCTCGCAAGCTGATTATCCCACCCAACCTCCAGTTCGTAGCAACTCGTTTGTTAGAAACTGAAGGACGTGTTGGTACTGCGGATAACGATATCAACGCACTCCGTAACAACGGCTCTATCCCTGAAGGATACGCAGTTAACCACTATCTGACTGACCCAGATGCGTGGTTCTTAATGACTGACGTACCTAACGGTTTGAAGCACTTTGTCCGTACTCCGATGTCAACGTCTATGGATGCTGATTTCGATACTGGCAACTCGCGCTACAAAGCTAGAGAGCGATATTCCTTTGGGGTTTCTGACCCACTCGGAATCTTTGGTTCTCCCGGCGCATAAACGCGGGTACATAAGAGGGGGCACATGTTGCCCCTTTCTTTTTTCTGTAGTATAAAGTAAGTCCTGACTGCGAAAGCAGACTTAACCCAAGACAGGAGATTACAATGGGTACCACAACTTTTTCTGGCCCAATCCGGGCTGGTAACATCCGCAACACTGTAGGAACTACGTTAGGTAGTGATGTAGCCAACGTTGGCTATGTTGTCATGATGCAGACGCACACAATGGATCTTTCCGGTGGCGCTATTGCAGCAGGATCAACTGACATGGTTATTCCTGCAAACTCTAAAATTATCGACGTAGTTGTAGATTTAGCTACAGCAGCTAACGCTACTACCAACATTAGTGTTGGTGATACTGTTGGTGGAGCGACTACTATTCTGAACACCCTTGCAAGCGGTACAACTGCTGGCCTAAAGACTGTTACTACTCAAGGTGGTGGCACGAACGCATGGGCAAACACTGGTACGGCTGATCTTAAATTGACGGTTACTAACAGTGCAGCAACCACCGCTGGGGAAGCAGTTATCACGATTCTGTACGCACAAGCCTACAACACTGCGGTACAGCCATAGGGAGTAGGTAATGTCTAGTTCTGATATCCAATCAAAACGGATTACAGGAACCGGATCATTAGGTGTTGGCCCTGCGCGTATTACGCAGATTCAAGTCCTGACTACTACTGGTTCTCCTCGTATTACTGTCACTGATGGTAACGGTGGGAATACAGTGTTAGATCTAGACTTCAGTGCAAGTTCTACGCATTCGGTCAATATCCCCGATGATGGTATCCGATGTCCTGATGACGTTTACGTTTCGACCTTTACTGCTTGTACAGCAGCGACTGTTTTCTATAGGTAACGCAGATGCGTGCCTACTACAAAGCGGGTGGTCAAATAAATAAGAAAGGTATGGCTTGTAATAAGCCCCGCCGAACTCCTAACCACCCTAAAAAATCGCATGTTGTAAAGGCATGCGAGGGTGGTAAAGAGAAAATTATTAGGTTTGGAGAACAAGGTGCTAGTACTGCGGGTAAACCTAAAAAGGGTGAATCTGCACGTATGAAGGCGAAACGCAAGTCTTTTAAATCCAGACATGGTAGAAACATTGCTAAAGGCAAGAGTTCTGCTGCGTATTGGGCTGATAAGGTGAAGTGGTAATGCCTGCTAAATCTAGAAAACAACAGCGGTTTATGGCGGCGGTAGCTAACAACCCTAAATTCGCTAAAAAAGTAGGTGTCCCAAAAAATGTTGGAAAGAAATTCATGAAGATGAAGAAGTATAAATCTGGTGGTTTTCCTGACCTAACTGGCGACGGTAAGGTTACGCAAGCCGACATTTTAAAGGGTCGTGGAGTAAAAAAACTAAACGAAGGTGGTGTAACGAACATGAAGAAGCAAGGATATAACGCTCGCCTAGATGATTCTATGGGCGCTAAAAACGGTAAGAAAAAACAATCCATGAAATCTCGTCGTGATGAGAGTGAAGGCATGGAGAAGTCAATGGGCGGACGTAAGTTTGCTGGTGACAAGGCCATGAAATTTCAAGCTGGTGGGCGTATGCCTGTTGGTATGGCTAACCCACGCGCTGGTGTTATGGGCGGTGAAATGCTCATGAGTGCTCCCGATGCAGGTATGCCTAGGACTGGTTCTATGGGGCCACAACGCATTAGTGAACCTACTTCTGAGCAAAGACGCCAAGCAGCCGCTAGAGCTAGACGCAGAGCAGCAGGTGGTGCTGGTCGCAGAGGCGGTGGTGGTAGAAAAGCTGGCGGTAAAATCTACAAGTCTGGTGGAAAAGTCCGTGGAGCGGGTTGTGCTACCAAAGGCGTTCGTAAAGCCAAAATGGTAAGTATGAAAGGTAGCTAATGCGCTGTTACTACAAAAAAGGCGGTTCGGTTAAAGACGCGTGTTATAACAAGGTTAAGTCACGTTATAAGGTCTTTCCGTCCGCCTACGCTTCAGGCGCTATTGCGAAATGCCGCAAGAAAGGCGCTAAAAACTGGGGTAATAAGAGTGGCCGTTAGAAAGACCGCAAAGGGTGCAGCCCTAAAACGTTGGTTTAAAGAAGACTGGAAGGACGTTCGTACCGGTAAAGACTGTGGACGAACCAAGGGTGAAAAGCGTGGTACACCGTATTGTAGACCTACAAAGCGGGTATCTGCCAAGACACCTAAAACGTCTTCTGAAATGACCAAAGCGGAGAAGACCAAACGGATAGCCCAGAAGAAGAAACTGGGTCAACCAGCGGGTAAACCGAAGCGTGTAACACCGCTACGTAGGAAGAAACGAAGTGGCTAAAGGTGTAAAACATTACTTCAAAGATGGTGCAGAACATAAAGGTGGAATGCACAAACACCCTGATGGTACGTTGATGACAGGCAAAAACATGTCTAGAACATCGAAAAAACTGTATCACTACGGGGATTTATCCAAGAAGGCTAAAGAAAAAGCTAGAAACGGCTGGAAAAAATAATGGCTACATCAGGCACAACAGCATTTAATATGCCGTTCACAGACATCGCTGAAGAGGCGTGGGAACGCGCTGGGCGGGAGCTACGGTCTGGGTATGACCTACAGACTGCACGTCGTTCTATGAATCTGATGACGATTGAGTGGCAAAACCGCGGCATTAATATGTGGACTATCGAGCAGGGATCACTGGATCTTGTGCAAGGACAGTCTACATACGCTTTACCGGACGACACCATTGACCTACTGGAGCACTCTATTCGGACGGGTGCGAACAATCAGACTACGCAATCTGACCTAACATTGAGTCGGATTAGTATCAGTACGTACTCGTCAATACCCAACAAAATAACACAGGCTCGTCCTATACAAGTCGTCGTGCACAGGGACAGTGGGCAAACTTACCCGACAGGTCTTACGTTAGCTGCTACCGCATCCAGCACAGATACGACAATCACGCTAAGTGGGGTGGCTGGTCTACCTCCTGCGGGGTTTATCAAGTTAGAGAACGAGATTATTAACTACAGTTACATTACCGGTAACGTGTTACAGAACTGCTTTAGAGGCCAGCAGGGCACCACAGCAGCGACGCATACCGTGGGTGGTACCGCTATACCAGCGTACTGGGAACAAGTCCCCTCGGTAACTGTATGGCCCGTCCCGGACAATGTTGAGAGTTACAAGATAATTTATTGGCGTATGCGGCGTGTACAAGACGCAGGTAACGGTATCGAGACAGCCGACATGAATTTTAGGTTTTTTCCGTGTTTAGTAGCGGGTCTGGCCTACCATATTGCTATGAAAGTTCCTGAGTTTATGGAAAGAGTACCTATGCTTAAAGCAGCGTACGAAGAACAGTTTGAACTTGCGGCAGGAGAAGACAGAGAAAAAGCCCCGATCAGGTTTGTACCTCGCGCAGGTAGGATCTAACAATGGGTACGCGGTTTGCTTCTGATAAGAAAGCCATCGCCATGTGCGATGTGTGTGGGTTCCAGTACAAACTAAAAGAGTTAAAAAGTTTAATTGTTAAGGACAGAGATACGCAGATAAAAGCGTGCCCCGAATGTTGGAATCCGGGTCAACCACAGCTTAAACTAGGTGAGTTTCCGGTCAGTGATCCACAGGCAATACGAAATCCTAGACCAGATAGAAGTTTAGGTACGTCAGGAGTTTATAGTAGTAGAGATATACAATGGGGTTGGAACCCTGTAGGTGGCGGAAATGATCCGTTTGGTCTAACCCCTAACGACTTAGTGGCTACTGGATCAGTAGGTACAGTTACAATAACGATTACATAGGAGTAGTACGATGTATAACCCTAAAAACGTTTTTGGCATGGATGAAGTAAAAGTACATAAAGACAAAGGTGTTAAGTCTTATGGCCCCAAGCCAAGCATGAAAGGCGTTAAAACGTCCGGTGTTAAGATGCGCGGTGCTGGCGCTGCGACTAAAGGTTTCATGTGTCGAGGGCCGATGGCTTAAACCATGAACTACACGCAGCTTAAAGCAGATATTCAGGACATTTGTGAAACAACTTTTACAGATGACCAACTCGCTTTGTTCACTGAACAGTCGGAACAGAAGATCTACAATACTGTACAGATACCTGCGTTACGTAAAAACGTTACTGGTTCGTTGACCACAGATAATAAATACCTAGACACACCGGCTGATTTTTTATGGTCGTATTCGTTAGCCGTAATTGATGGTAGTGGTAACTATTCGTACTTGATTAACAAAGACGTTAACTTCATACGCGAAGCATACCCTAACGCCACTTCTACTGGTTTACCGGTGCATTACGCTTACTTTAACGACGATGCGTTTATTGTTGGGCCAACACCGGATAGTGGGTACTCGGTAGAGCTGCATTATGGGTATTACCCTGAATCTATCGTTACCGCAGGCACTACGTGGTTAGGTGATGAGTTTGACAGTGCATTATTGAATGGTGCGTTAGTTGAAGCAATACGGTTTATGAAAGGTGAACCTGATCTTGTAGCTCTGTATGAGCGGTTATTTTTACAGGCTCTTGGCCTACTCAAGAATCTTGGGGATGGCAAACTGCGCGAAGACGCATTCCGTTCAGGACAATTACGGGTTCCAGTAACTTAAGGAGTTTAACATGGCAATTACACAGGCAATGTGTACTTCGTTCAAGCAAGCATTACTTGACGGAGAAATGGATTTTAGTAGTGACACAGCGCAGTCTTATAAGATCGCGTTATATACGTCTAGCGCGTCGTTGGACGCTGCTACTACTGCGTACACTACAAGCAACGAAGTCACGGGCACAGGGTATACTGCGGGGGGTAACACGCTGTCTATCTCTACCAACCCTACTACTGGGGGTACTACGGCGTTTCTTAGTTTTAATACAACTACGTGGACTACGGCGACAATTACCGCTGCTGGGGCTTTAATTTACCAAGCAGGTGGGTCTACCCCTGCGGTTGCGGTACTTGATTTTGGTGGTGATAAAGGATCTTCCGCAGGTGATTTTCAGATTACTTTCCCGACAGCGGATGCTACTAACGCCATTATCAGGATTGCTTAGGCATAACTAATGCCATCTTCGACGACATACGAAGGCTGGGGACGCGCTAGTTGGGGGCAAGGTTCTTGGGGAACCCCCCTTATCATTGTCAATGTTGATGGTGTCCAAGCAACCGGAGCAATAGGTAATGTAAGTGTCGCTGCCGATGCGATAGTAGCTGTTACAGGAGTTGCTGGCACAGGTAATATAGGTGCGGTATCGGTAAGCGGGGATGCAAATGTAACCCCGTCAGGGCTAGAAGCGACCGGTAATGTAGGCAACATAGGTGTATCTGCTGCTGTTGCGTTAACAGGAGTTCAAGCTACAGGCGCTCTTGGTACAGTAGCTATAGGCAGCGCAGTCCAAGCATCAGGCTTAGAAGCCACAGGTGCCCTTGGTACTGTATCCACAAGTGGTAGCGTACAACTAACAGGGGTTGCAGCTACAGGCGAAATAGGTAGTGTAGGTGTAGCCGCCGATGTCGCTGTAACAGGTGTCCAAGCCACAGGTGCTATTGGTGAGGTAGTTGCAAGTATAGGGGTAGGTGGTGTTCAAGCTACTGGCGCTATTGGCGATGTAATTGTAGGGCTTGGGGTAAACATATTTGTTACAGGTGTGGAAGCCACAGGTGAAGTAGGGACTGTACACATATGGAGTCAAATAGTCCCCGGTCAAAATCCGAACTGGCAAGATATTAATGATGCACAAAATCCAAATTGGGTTAATATAAATACAGCTCAGAATCCAAACTGGCAAGACATAGCCGCATGAGGGTAAGAACATGACAACGCAATATACTACGATCCTTAAACTGGCTCTTCCCGTTCAGGGGGAATTGAGCGGTACTTGGGGCGATGTTGTAAACGATAATATTACGCAGATGGTTGAGCAAGCTATTGCGGGTAAAGCCACAATTAATTCGTGGACAGCTAACGCGCATACGTTAACTACTGCCGATGGCACGACCTCAGAATCTCGTTGCGCTATTCTAGAATTGACTGACACGGGTACTGCATTGACAGGCGCGGGTACAGTAACTTGCCCAACTAACACAAAACTCTATATCGTAGACAATAACACGGCTGAAATTATTACAATTAAAACCGCTGCTGGTACAGGTGTTGCTGTACCCGTAGGTAAAACCATGCTGGTCTACTGTGACGGCACTAACGTCGTTGAAGGTGTTACTCACGCAAATAGCTTAAGTTTGGGTACAAGCACAAGTACGGTTAACGCTATAGATACTGCGACAGACCTTGGTGCGGGAAGCAGTAGCAACTCCAACTTACCTACGCAGTTAGCAGTAAAGACTTATGTAGACGGTCAAATTGCAGCGACTAACGAACTTAGTGAGGTTCTTGCCGCTGGTAACGTTACTGGCGCAAACGACATCGATGTTGAAAACGCTCAGAAGGTTCAGTTCCGTGATGCCGATATCTACCTCAATTCAAGCGTAGATGGTCAGTTAGATATTGTAGCTGATGGTGAAGTACAGATTGATACGGCTTTAGTAGATATAAACGGTAACCTCGATGTGTCGGGGACAACTAACATTGGCGGGTCTGTTTCTTTCACAAAGAACGCTATTGCCGGTGTAGCGATAAGCACGACATCAAGATCTTCTAACACCGTTACGGTAACAACTTCTGCCGTACATGGGCTTACTAGTGGTGACCTAGTTAACATTAACGGGGTTGCTAATAGATCCTTTAACGGTTACTTCACGGTAGCGGTAAGTTCTACCACAGTATTCACGTACAGTCAGACTGGGGCGGACGAGAGTTCTACCGGAGGTACGTCTACCGAGATTGTATATAACCTTAATGCTAGTGGCACAGCTCTTAACCAGATGAACGGCCCGCTTAATATTGATGCTAACAGCGGTATTGATGGACTTGAAATTACGCAATCTGGGTCAGGCGAAGCGTTAAGCATAACCGGCGGTAATGCTCTTTTTGGTGATAACGACAAGGCGATATTTGGTATTGGTAATGACCTACAGATTTATCATGATGCTTCTGACTCAATCATTAATGACAACGGTACTGGTTCCTTAAAACTGCAACAAGGTGGCAGCACGAAACTGGAAGTCACTGCTACAGGCATCGACGTAACGGGTACTGTGACTGCTGATGGTTTGACTGTTGATGGTGACGCTTTATTTACTACAAATACTGCAACAAACCCTTTTGTTGTTTCTCGCATAGGCAACACGACAGAAAGTTTGCAAATCACTTTTGATGATGCCAACGCAATTTTAACTAGTGAGCAAGACGAAGCTGGCCGTTATGGCGGGTATGTTTTTAATAGCAAGAACGATGGCACCACTGTCAAAAGAATGGAGATTGCGCACACTACAGGCGACATCAGCTTCTACGATACTTCTGCAAATCAAGCGTTGTTCTGGGACGCTTCGGCAGCGTCGCTAGGGATTGGGACGAGTTCGCCAGCACAAATGCTCGAACTAAGCGCCAACAATGGGCTATCAGGCGTTGCTAATGTTTTGCGTTTTAACGATTCAGACACTGGAGTTGCAGCGGCTCAACCAACTGGGCGTATTGAGTTTGCAGAAAACGACGGAGGCAGCACTACTGTATCAGCCTATCTTGAGGTAGAAACAGTAGGTACATCAGGCGGCGGTGAAATGACGTTTGGTACTGGCACCGCTGGTGTTACTGCCACTGAAGCCATGCGCATAGATTCATCAGGCTCCGTCGGGATTGGTACGAGTTCGCCAGCTACAGACTTTCACGTTACGGACGGAGGAACGCCGCCGACAATCTCAGGCACTTACCTAATTGCCGCCACATCCTCAAGTAATGCAGGCATAGCAATTAATGCTGGTAACACGAGTGCAAGTATCATTGCGTTGGGCGACAGCGATTCTCAGGACATTGGCGTTATTCGTTATGACCACAGCGATAACTCTATGCGTTTCAACACCAATAGCTCAGAAGCCATGCGCATCGACTCAAGCGGCAACGTCGGGATTGGGCAAGACACACCAAAAACAACGCTTAATCTTGGCGCAAACAACTCAGGTCAAGGTGCAATTCTAACGCTTGAAAACACTGATACTTCACTAACAAATAATGACGTTATTGGTCAAATAGATTTTTACGCTAACGATGGTTCAACAAATGGCACTGGTGCAAAAGTCAATATTAAAGCTATTGCTACAAGTACCGCAGGAACACTCACAGCTTTAACCTTTGGAACGTCTAACAGTACATCAGCTACTGCGGTTGAGGCTATGCGCATTGATGCAAGCGGCAACGTCGGGATTGGGACGACTTCTCCTGCGCAGCCATTAGACGTTAGAGCAAGTCAAAACGGTCTACTGCGTCTTTACAGCACGTCAGCGGGTGGTAACGCAGAAATTGAATTACTGACCTTAAACAGTGCATCTACGGTCGGGAAAATATCTAAGATCGTCGCAACACAAGTTGGCGCAGAAACAAACGGAAGTATTTTATCATTCCAGACTTCTCCTACATCTTCTAATACGCCAGCAGAACGCATGCGCATCGCCTCAAACGGTGTGATAGGCGTTAATACTCAGTCTGCCGCACAAATAAGCGCGGGTTTTGGTCAAATTACTTTAAACGGGACTTCAGGTGGTGTTTTAAACTTTACAGATGATGACGTAGAAAAAGTTAGGCTTATAAGTGAAGTAGATAATTTTTACGTTCAAGCCGTTGGTGACACTATTTTTAGGAATGGCGGTATAGACCCAAGCGGCTCAGAAGCCATGCGCATTGATGCAAACGGCAACGTCGGGATTGGCTCAACAAATCCAGCATCCATTGGTGGTGGCGCAAAGCTAACGGTTGACCAAGCGGCAGATGGCAACATCGTTTTTGCTAGAGGTGGAAGCATACGTCAGATTCAGCTTGGGACAACATCAACCACTGGCTATATAAACGCAGATAATACTTCTGGTGGCCTTACATTTAATGTAAACGCCTCAGAACGCATGCGCATTGATTCAAGCGGCAATGTCGGTATTGGGACTGATTCGCCAGCTACGAAGTTGCATGTAGCAAATGCGTCTGACTCAAACGCTCAAATTAGAATTAATGGCAGCACAAGCACCGTGTATTCGCGTCTCTATTCTGACAATAACGGCGTACTGGCAATCAGCACTGACGTAGGAAATCAAGTTGCTGGTAGCTACATGATGTTTGAGGTAAAAGGCTCAGAAGCCATGCGCATTGATGCAAGCGGGAACTTGTTGGTTGGGACTACTAATGCTAATCCTACAAGTTCATCAGTTAATGACCCCGGCGTAGAATTATCTGATACAGGCGGCGTAAGAAGCACCGTAGCGTCTAATCCTGCCGCCACATTTAACAGAAAAACAGATGATGGTACGATTGCAATCTTCCGCAAAGACGGCACAACAGTCGGTAGTATTGGTAGTTATGTTGGCACTCATCTTAGGGTGGGCAGCGGCGAAGCTAACTTACTTTTTGCAACCCCTAATATATTACCAGCAACAAGCACAGGTTTAACGTCAGACGGTGTTATTGATTTAGGCTCTACAGCTAGACGCTTCAAAGACCTCCACCTTTCTACAAATATTCATCAAGGCGCAACAACCCCAAGCTCATCAGCAGCGGGTGTGATAAGCGAAGCGGTAGGCAGAGTTACATATTCCAGAGGAAGTGGAACAGGCGGTTTTGGTCATGTAACCTTTATAAATGGTAATGGTACTGTTGGTTCAATTACTACTGCTTCTTCTGCAACAGCCTACAACACCTCATCAGACCAACGACTCAAGGAAAGCATCGTAGACGCACCTTCTGCTTCTGATGACATCGACGCTATCCAAGTTAGGTCATTTGACTGGAAAGCTGACGGGTCACACCAGAAGTACGGCATGGTTGCACAAGAGCTACAGACTGTTGCACCTGAAGCTGTCTCAGCCCCAGAAGACCCCGAAGAAATGATGGGCGTTGACTACAGCAAGCTGGTACCAATGATGCTTAAAGAAATACAAAGCCTACGCGCTAGAGTGGCACAACTAGAATCTTAACAGGAGAAACAAAATGGCAACATTTAACTGGACTATCTCGACCTTAGAGCGAGACCTTCAACCCGCAGATATGGACGGTGCTATCATCGTAAGTCATTGGCGGTGTACTGCATCACAAGAAAACGAAGGCACAACCTACAGCGCAAGCTCGTATGGAACCGTTGGCTTTACGCCTGACCCTTCGTCGCCCGATTACATTCCGTATGCTGATGTGACTGAACAAGACGCATTAAATTGGACATGGGCTGGCGGTGTTGATAAAGACGCAACTGAAGCATCTTTGCAAGCCAATATTGACGGTCAGATCAATCCGACTACGGCTGATGGCGTACCTTGGTAAAAACAAATGAGAGCTAAACGTTATGGACGCATTAGACGCTATTGGGGCTATCTGGCCCATTGCTCTGGGGTTCGTGACGTTGGTTATCGTTTTAGCCAAAATGCACGCGGACATAGAGCAGATTAAGGAGAAGATTCGCACACTGTTTGATCTATGGAACAACCGGAATAAGTAATGGCTGCAAAATTATCCGACGAGACAAAGATCGAGATACCGTTACGCAACCTTATTGCCATTATTGCGGGGGTTGCTATCGCGGTCATTGGTTACACAGAAGTCACTAACCGTATCTCTGTGTTGGAACGACAGCTAACCATACTTGAGGTGGATATAGGTTTTAACAGCGAATTTCGTACCAAATGGCCGCGTGGCGAGCTGGGTGCTTTGCCCGATGATTTATTGCAGAACAGCCAGATCGATGCCTTGCAAAAGGTGGTTGAGCTGAATACGGATTTTCGTAACAACTGGGCACCACCCCAAGAAGTTCAGGAAGCGATCCGTACTAACTATGCTCAAGAGATTAGGCTTAGTTATCTTGAAGGCAGAGTGAATGATCTTGAAAAAGATGGCACAATTAAGTAACGCTTGAACCAAAACTAGGAGGAGTTATGAGCGAACAACAGGAGCAGCAACCCATCATTCTAACCATTGACGATCAGGAGTATGACGTTAATGAGCTTGGCAACGATTCCAAGATCCACTACGTCGAGGTGGTTAACTTGCGTAAACAGATTGCTGATTTGCAGAATCAAATTGCGGCAGCACAACAGCAGAGCGTTAACTTACAAGTTGCACTAGGATTCCGCGAGAATGCGTTACGCGAATCAATCCAAGTGGTTGAAGAAATAGAACCGGAAACGGATGCAGGATAATGGCCGAGACTCATGCAAGCAAAGCGTTAAAGAAAATCGAGATTCATGAAGCTGAATGCGTTTTGCGTTATGCCGCTATCAAAGAACGGTTAGACTCCGGGTCAGAACGTTTCGATAAATTAGAGCGTATGATCTGGGGTATCTACCCCGTCATGATTACTTCGTTAATAGCTATTGTTGGTTTGGTACTAACACAATGAAATTTGAAGCTATTAAAGGGTTAATTGGTGCGGTAGCACCTACCCTTGGTCAAGCCCTTGGTGGGCCTCTAGGGGGCGCTGCGGCACAAACCATCGCCAGTGTGCTGGGTTGCAAGCCTGACGAGAGAAGCATTGCTAATGCAGTACAATCGGCTACCCCAGAGCAGTTAGCTGAGATTAAAAAGGCTGAACTAGATTTTCAGGTTCAGATGAAGAAGTTAGACGTAGATGTATTCGCACTGGAAGCAGAAGATGTACAACACGCTAGGGCAGCGTTTAAAGGTGATTGGACGCCAAAGTTTATTGCGGTTGCGTGCGTCATTTTCTTTGGTGGGTATATCGCGCTGGTTACGATTCAAGATCCTTCTGCGAATGACGATGGGATTGTTAATCTTGTTCTTGGGTATTTGGGCGGTATCGTCTCATCTATTATCAGTTTCTACTATGGCGCATCACACAAGCACGAATAATGAATAGACTAGTAAACATGTTAAAGCGGCACGAAGGCGTTAGAGAT